GGGGATAAGATCCCCGCCGACATACATTGCCCCGACATATGCCGCCCAACCCCAAAAATTCCAGGTAGTGGCGGCGGCGGTCGCAACACCGGCGGCCCCGGTCATATTGCTTGCCCAACCCGCAAATTCTGGAGCGTACACCATGATAACGATCATGGCGATAGTGGCAAGCAACTGGTTGTTATCGCCACCAGCTACCAGCGGAACGATTACGAGGTAATCCTCGGGATTAGGGATAGTTTGCTTGGCTTGTTCTAAGTCAAGCGTTTGCCCGTTAAGCACCATTCCGATCTGCTCATCGGGCAACAGCAATTCTGATTTGGCGTAATAAAAAACAGGTTCGCCCGGTATGTTGGTAACCTGTTTGACTTTACAATTTTTAACTTCTTTGGGGTCTTCAACTATTTTTATGTACAAATTTCATCACCCCACCCAGCGACAATATCCTTCAATAGCTCTTTTCCAACGCGGATGATCAATTGATCCTTTACAAACATTCGCGTCAGGGATAGCATGGATAAATTCATGATTTCCTAAATAGACACCAAAATGATTGATAACGGTTGCGTTGTTTATCATGACGATAATGCAGTATAATTCGGGCTTTTCTATCGGCATCAAGTGATGTGATTGCAATTGATATTCGCCGTTGATTTTTTCAATATCGAAGCAATGGATATAGAGGTCGGGAAGTTCAATGCCTAAACGATGGTATACCTCTTTGACTAACCCATAGCAGTCATACGAATCAGGACCGCGCCCACCGTCTTTAAATGGCTTGCCTATCAAGTCGCTAATTTTGATCATCCTAAATTACCCGTTAATCCTGGTTCTCCGCCAAATCTTCGAGAATTGCCTCTCGCTCTACAATCGGCCAAAGTTTTATTGCAAGTTGTTACAGCCCCGGCATACGCACACTCGATATCCTTAAACCGATATGGACAAAAATTTCGTAGCACCGTCCGCATCGGGAAGCGCACGATCAGATCTCTTGGAACTCCAATGGTAAATGTAACCCAATATGCATCGACGCTAGCCTTTTTTATCTCGAAGTTTTCCTCGAACTCCAAATAAATAGATGGCGTATCGTTTATCAAACTATAATTTATAGCCCGAAGTATTACTAGCGTTCCGCCTGCTCCTTTGACGCTTTCAACAAGCACGCCTAATTCGCGGGTAATATTGGTAACCTTAACATCGACGCTCATGGTTTCTTTGCCGTCGTCCGTAAGATTGCCGATTGTAAACGGAAATGCAAGCCATTCTTGCTCGTTCCAGACGATATTTTCGTTGTTATTAACGAGATAGAGAGGCGTTGCAAATTGTACTTCTAAAAGCAACAGAATGGCCGAGCCGGACGATGTTTTATTTTTTTCGAGTATGGCAGGCAATAAAAGATTGCTCATATTATACCTCCGAGATTACAATTCCTCCGGACCAGCCCGGATTGCCATCGGCTGCCCATTTAAATTCGTCTTCGCTTTTGACATGCATTATGTAACTAACATGAGTCACTGGATGAATATAGGAAAACCTTATACCGCAAGCGTTATTCAGAAATGTTTGTAATATGTCATATTCTGCCTGAGTTAAAGTAATATTTGTCCAATTCAAAGTAATAGTAAGGCGACGCTTTGTGAATTTGCGCCGCCCCGTCTGTAAACCGTTTTCCATTTGTGTCCAAACATCAGCCTTTTCGCGTTGTTCTGGTAATGGTAAGTCTGGCATTGGTAAAGTTGAAGGAAATTCAAGCATTTTATCACGCTCCCGATGCAGCCGCTATCGCGTCAGTAATCCCGCCAGTATTTTTGTTAATAGCTTTTAGTAAAACGTTTACTATAAACTTTTCACCATCAAAAGTAGTATTTTGTGTTGCATTGGCTTGTACACCAGTTTGATTAATAACATTAACTTGTACGTTTGCGCCTGCATTGGGCATTTTAGAAAGCGGAATAATTTCACCATCTACGTTCGATTTAAAAAATTCGGGTTCTTTTTCTTCGACCTGGTAAATAACGCCTTTTGTCACAGAACCGCCGGTAGCGCGTCCTTCAATGTCATAGCCCGGCACACTCATGTTTGTAGTATCTACTGTTCCGGTATTACCGAATATCCCTGACAAAATCTTTTGAGCTAACATTTTAGATAGCATTTCGGACCAAGTGTCTAAAATAGAATCCGCAAACGATTGAAAATAATCCGCAAAGTTTTTTAAATCACCATGCATTATATCTGAAAAAAACGAAGAAAAGGTTTGCTGCATTGAATTAGCGGTTGCTGATGCCATATCCCGCATATGCGCCGACCAATCATCCCAACCCTTAGTTGATTCTTCAATCGAATATTTCCACGGCTCAAATTCCCTTTCATATTCCTCTTGAGCTGCTTCTTCGTTTTCCAACCCGGCCATATAGGCATCTAAAACCGCTTGATTGTGCTCTACTTGAGCCCGAAATTCTTCTGCGTCATATTTAGCATTAATGGCGGCGATATCACGCCTATATTTTTCGGTGATGTCGGTTTTTTTTGCGCCATATTGATCTGCTTCTTTAATCTGCTTATCAAAATTAAGCTTTAGAAGGTCAAGTTCTTTTTGCCTGCCAGTTTCCAAATCAACGCGGGCTTGATCTTCGATCTCTTGACGCTTTTCTCGTATGTTCTGCCAATATTGTACCGGATTGCCGCCGGATTTTTCTGGGTTATTAAGTTTATTTTCTTGCTCATCTAATTGTTTAAGCTTATTTGATGCCTCGTCAATTTTTCTTACATAATCATTATACTTATCTGCAGGCAAGTTTGGAAACGCTTCTCGATAAGCCGCCAACGCTTCTTTGCGCCGTTTGATCTCTGCTTCCCAAAACTCTCTTTCTTTTTGCAAATCGTTAATGTTATTTATTTTGTTAATATCAATCGCCGCTAACCGCGCTTCTTCTCGTAATTTTGAGAAATAGCCGATCAACGAAGTTAATCCGACGAAGATAGCGCTACCAATTAAGAAGGGGGCAAAAGACATATTAAGCGCGGTCAATGCGATTTTTAGTTGCCCAATCCTAGTAATTAAAGATACTAATCCCCCGGCAATTAATAAAGCAGTTCCGACCATTAAAGTGCCTTGAGTTATAAATTGTCTTATATCCGGCGGAATTTGATGAATCCATTTAAAAAATTCTTTGGCACCTGAAACAATATCTAATAAAGCTGGCGCAACATCTGCGGCAATCTGCCGACCCAATCCGGCAAATCCGGTTTTGACTGCTTCTATTTCGTCACCAAGTTGCTCCATTTGTTTTATGGCTTCTTCATCAATCACATAACCTAGATTCCGCGCCTCTTGCATCAAACGGTTAATTTCCTCGCTGCCCATCTTTAAAAAGGGGACGGCTTCTCCAGCGCTTCTGCCCATTGCTTGGATTGCCAATCCAGTCGCGGTTGTTTCGTCGGGAGCATTCTTGATTCTATCAGCTAACTCGCCTAATACTTCATTAACGCCTTTCAAGCCGCCCTGGGAATTATTTATATTAATACCTAAATCCTTAAAAGTTTGTACTGCCGCTTTATTGCCTTGTTGCGCAGTTACCATAGTCCTGGCCAGTCGGCTAAAGGAGGCTCCAAGAGATTCTAAACTTGTCCCTTCTTGCTTGGCGGCATATTCTAACGCCTGCAGATCTTCTCTGCTTGCCCCGGTTCGCTTTGCTAATAGATCTATTTGTTCTGCGTTTTTGGAAGCGGCTAAGGTGACAGCAGTTAAACTGCCGACCATAGCCGTACCAACTAAAGTCAAAGACCGACCGATCTTTTTCAGATCAACGTCGGCCTTTTGCACCGTTTTCTGAAAATCGGCAACGCCTTTCTTGGCTTCACCGAAATTCTTTTTAAAATCATCAATGTTGCCAAGGACGGCAACCGCTAAACGCCCAATTGTACTAGCCATTTTGATTGCCTCCCCCATGAATAATTTGAGCGCGGAACCTTTCTAACTCCGCGCCGTGTTTGTACATTACCATAATTTGTATTAAGCTTTTATGAATCAATAAATAGTCAATATCTTTGTTATACCAGATCGAAACAAAGTAAAACACGCGGCCAAAGTCTATTTCTTTTTTCTTCTCTGGGGCACGTTTGATGTTTGGGTTTTCGCTTTGGCCGCCATCTGTTTTTTTGCCTCATCTATTGCCCCCTGCATATATTGATCAAGGGGCTGTAATACGAATTGTAAAAACTTTTGTAATTGATTAAAACTCATATTGTCAGTAATCCATTTTACTGTAATTTCAGGGAATGACGGTTTACAGATTTTAATTGCAATATCCATCATCCAGTCAAAAAGGGTTTCATCTTCGGAAGCCGCTTTCTTCTTTAAGTCGCTTTCCCGTTTAACTAGTTCTAAAACTACGCCGGAAGGAATATCGGTTACATTAATTTCCCGTATGGCCCCCGCGGCTTTGTCGGTTAATTGAATTAGCCGGGGAGTCTGGATTAACTCATCCAGATTTAAAATTTGGGCATCAGACATAAACTAAATCCTCCTTAATTAATCGATTGCTGATCTTCAACTTTCATTAATTGATCGCCTATCGCTCTAGTGGCATCGCAAACACCTTCAATAGTAACCGGGGTTTCCCATGCTCCATCGTCATCATCATTAGGAAAGTTAAATGTAAATCCGTTGGAATTTGCGGCTTTATAAAGTGTCACAGAATATTCTTTACTATCTTCATTTGTATTGGTTAGTTTCATAACCTTATAGCCAATTTCCACTTTTCCCCCGGTCTTTGATACTTTTGCAGCATTTGGCGTATAAGTATAATCAACAGTAATTGCCAAAGTTTGGGCAGTTATAGGTACAATATAAGTATAACCAAGAGAACCATTAGAGCCATCACTAACATAAGTCCTATAGTCAGTATTGGCTACCAAAGAACTGCCGCCAGCCTTTACGGTGATACTAGTTACAATTGTATTGGCACCATTTTTATAATTTAGCTTAATAGGTTTCCCTTGTGTCCATCCGGTTCCGTGAGCCTCCCCAGTTACGGCAACCGGATCGCCTGCAACTACCGAATAACTATCAAGACCGCCCCTAACATTATTAGCCGCTTCTACGTCATATTCTTGCCAATTAAAACTAACGTTGACAATGTGGTTTTTAATATGACGCCCAATTTCACCGACGTTTCCGCCGATAACCTTGACTAGTTCCCATTGTTCTTGAAGAACGACATCTTTTAACGCTCCAAGATTAATTAAAGCCGCTTCACTGTTTCCAATTTCAATTTTCATGGAACCAAACCGGACTGCATCCGGTCTCTGAACAGTAGTTTGATAAGGCATTATAATCAACTCCTTTATTATTTTAAATATAAAAACCGCATTTCTGCGGTTAATTTCGATAGGATATTTTGATGTCAACAGGGCAATTATGTAATTTTGTATCAGGCTCGTATAGATCCATAGTATCCTGATATATTCCGTTTATAACTTTAACCCCTCCGGCACCGCCCATGGTTCCAAAAAAGCCATTTAGTGCTTCACGGGTCAGCCTTGCCATTAGACGAGCCTTTGCATAGTTTAAAGAAAAATTATTTATTTGTATCCGCGGCATCGGAGTCCCCAGTCTTCTGTTTTCGGGCGGATCGGAAATAAAGGAATATGTTTGGTATTCACCCTTAGTATTTTCCGGTGCTACTCCGGGCCAAACTTGACCCTTGTGTATCGCATTTAAAGCGGTATAATTTTTAAGATGATTTTCTAACGCTTTTTCAATTTCCATCTAATCACCTTCAATCAATTCTTCCAAAGCCTCCAAAGCTTTACCTTTTTCGAGTTTACCATCAAGTGCCTTTTTGTATTCCAATGCCATTACATTATCAACTTTTTGTTTGTCTTCATCTTCGGTTTTCCTCATAAAGGGATTAGGCGCAGCGGTATTGGTTCCGTATTCAACCCAATAACCATAATAACCATCGTTTTTAGCTTTAGGGCCAACTTCCGGGCCACATATTGCAGCAACTTGGCCGGGATTCTTCGGCTTTAATATTTTACCTTTAATTGATTTCCGAAGATTCCCTGGTTGGTGAGGATAAGAGCCGCCTTCTCTTGCTTTTGTTCCAACTGGGCAACGTGATTTTGCTCCTTTTATAAATTGCCTCGCTCCCGCTCTCGTTGCTTGAATATTAGCCGCTTCCATATCTTTTTCAATTCCATCCATAACTTTTAAGAGTTCATTAACACCGTCAATTTTTAATCCAAAATCGGCCATTATCCCACCTTCTTAAGATGCAATTCAACTTTGTTTTGTTCCCTTAAATCAATTACCGCCGTTATCTCGAAAGTTCCCCGGCTACACTTGACTTGCATATCGGAAGTAATCCCCTTGATATATTGTAACGTACGAACCAAACCAGATAATTCAGAGTTAACCTTTTGAGCCCCAAAAAACTCCCGCCCCGATCCGATCTGCAATTCAGCATATACTTGGCAGAAAGTTTTCCAGTTCTCCGGTATGTCAGTTTCGCTGGTAGAGATAGGATAATTCTTTTGGATTGTGATTAGTTCGATGGGGTTTTGATTAGCTGTCATATTATCACTTCCTAGGCCATTTTGGCGGTTGAACCGGTGGATGGTAACCACGAGAACCTTCGATTAACATGATAATGACCCCTAGGGTTGCAAATCCTATCATAAATCCACCCATGAAACTTTCTATTTGAAACATCAAAAATACCCCCTTACCCTGTCAAATTCCAAGGCCTTATGCGGGAAATCTGCCGGGGTCAAACTCCTGTCATCATAACAGGCTTTTAAACAGGCTTTCATCCAAAGGATTGTATTTCGATTTTCCTGTTTGAATAGTTCTGCCGAAGTATAACCGGCAGTAAACGCAATCCTAATTGCTCCTGATTCTTGCAAAATATCACTAGGCCAGGACTCGCCATATTTAAGGCAGATTCGGGGCCAGAATTGATCTAGGTCAAGATAATATTTGCTTGAATCTAAAGTATGTTCAACGCCTTGATAGTCGGTGTATTTAATTGATTCCACCGATTGAATAGGGGATTTTTCGATTTCGATATAGTTTTTACAAGACCACTTATCCAGAATTAATTCCCATTCAGTTGTCATAAATGATCGTCCTTGATATTTCTCGGCCTCTTCTCGGATAGTTTGAATCATATTGGTTAACCAATTATCTTCTGGACTGGCCGGGGCTTGTTTGACTACCGAAATACCAAAATTGCACGAATCTGTTTCAATGGTAACTCGTGGCATGATATAACGTTTTCCACCATCATATTCCAAGGTAAAAGTTTGATTATCATTAGCACTTGTAACCGCGGCAAACGATTCCCATTCTAACCATTCCTCTGCTAGATCATTCCGGTGATAAATTCCAACCGTTAATGTCCCGGAGCAAGTTCCTGCATCCAAGGTAATAGTTCCTTGATATCCCGATAAATCAACGGGAGACCCCTCCAAAGGAGTCTCCCCGGTTACCTCATATGATCCCGGTGCTATGGATTGGGCCGGGGTTAAATCATCATTTCCGATAAGTCTTAGGTGCTGTTTTGCTTCCAATAGGCTTACTGGTTCCGCTGCCGGCGGTGTTATTAACTTGAACATTGACAGCACCTTCCTTTGTTTCGGTTTTTACTTCAAGCGGTTTTCCGGTTTGGTTGATAATTGTAACTTGAGGTTTTTCTTCCGGTTTCCAAGCCAATTCAGCATATACTGGAATCAATTGCTCCGCTTGTTCTTTGGTAACATCTCGAATACATCCGGGCGGGAATATTCCGTTCGGCCCCGCTTCCAGAGTTTTCATTTTAACTTTCCAATTAGCCTCCGACATAGACATGAAACACCCCCGTTTTACTGTCGCCGCCATTGGCAACACTAATTTTAATTCGTTCTACAACGGGTATTTTATCATTAACAGCGGTTCCGCTTGCAGCATAAAGAGCCGCAACCCCGGCGGTTGAATGAGTCGCTTGTCTAGGTGTAACGGTTGCCGAAGCATTGACATTATCTTGATCCCAAATTACAATACCAGACGATTCGCCGGTAACGTCAAAATCAACACCATCGGTATAAGCGTTAGTCGCATCCTTGACATAACGAATTGATTGAATAAAACCGTTGACATCCGGCGTATATCCAACCCCGTTCCCATCTCCATCGGTTGTGATTGTCACTTCATGGCGATATAAATACATATGATCACTCCTTACGAACTTGCCAAAATTCCAACGCCTTCAAGAGCGGCTAAAACTGCGTTAAGTTTTGCTACAACAGTCGCATACTCTTCGGCAGTTGGAGCGGCACCGGCAGCATCGGCGGCATCGGCAATATGGGCGGCTTGAGTTCCAGCGGCAGTAATTTTACCGCCAGATTCAACAACCAGCTCATCAGGACCATTGCTGTGAATCAAGCCAATATATTCAGACATGTTTTGCCCTCCTTAAATAGCCCGGTGTGTTTCAACCGGGCTTGATTTATTTACTTAAACGGTTCCTTCATCGGGGCTAATATGCAATTCGCCAATAAATTTATTTGTAACCAAGTTGGTTTCGAGGCCAACCCGCCCATTGTATTGAATGGCGTAAAAATCGCCCGTAGCCGTTGAAGCTCCGCCTCGTTCAATATATGCGCGAATATATCTTTTGGAAGGCTTGAAGATGTCCAGCCAAACTACTTCGCCATTAGCGGCGGCCACAACTTTAGTCCCTTCTAAATCGGCCATAGTTGCACCGTTGGAAGCTGTATCTTGCTGCGCATAAATATAATTTGCGGCGTTGGCGGTAGCAATAGTTCCGAAAAACATAACACCCTCATAGCCTTGCATATCAATAATATCTGTAGCAACATCGGTAGTTGCAGCGGTTTGGGCTGCTTTTACCAAAGTAAATTTAACATTATTGCTTAATTGTTCAGACATTGTAATTTCCTCCTTAAATTAAATTAAGCGGATCGGTTCCGCTCAACTTCCTAATTTAATCCGACGAAATGCGCTTCCACGAACAGGCATTGCATCAACTTCCAGTCGTCCAACATACCCGGTTTGATTGGTAAGTGCGTAAAGCTCTTTTAACACTTGGATGGCCAATGCAAACCGGCGAACAATCCAGTAATATTTAAAATTACCTACGATACCAACATACAAACCACTGGTATAAGTATGCGGGCAATATTCACTGGTTACATATGGTTTTTCCAGGATGGTTGCCGGATTGCCTCCGGTTAGGCCGGGCTGCCAAATATATTGACCGTTACCATCTTTAATTTTCCGCAACATTTTGATTCCGGTCCGGTGAAACATCCAAGTTGCATTGGCTTGATCGGCATCTGGCAGATCATAAAGGGCATCCATTAAGGAATCGGCTTTAATTTCAGTTGCGGTATTAACGCCAACAACATCATAAGCGGTTCCGATACCCAAATCAGAGGCAGTAAACAATCCCAAGGGCTGCTGCGCGCCGTTGCCGGTTGCAAAAACACTCTCTTGAGTTACGCCAAATTTGTAGCCGAGTCGTTCTTTAATGAATTGCTCAATCGGCATAGTTGAACTGGCTAAAAGTTTGTTCGAAATTTTAACCAGCTTGGTTAATTGGTGCGGGGTTAATTCCCGTTTGCCAAACTTAGGATCGGCGGTTTCGGTTGCCGCGACAATTTCCGGTGTCCAATCGGCATCGTCAATGTCAGAATCAAACGATAAAGCGCCCAAGCTCTCTGAATTGTTGATGTTAAATACAGTCGCCAACCCGGAAATAACCAGGTTATTATCGGCCTCTTTGATGATCTCGGAAGCGTACTGAGTCGGCGCTTGGAATAATCCGCCAGTGGCCTCGTTGTCGGCTTGAATTGCCCGGAGTTCAGCGTCGGTGTACCGAGCGCGTTCGCCGTCTTTGATGTACTTCGCAAACGCGGAACGATATTCTTTGGATTTGTCCTCGGGTTCCTCACCTCGTTGTTCGCCTACCGGTTTCGATTCGGGTTCGCCCATTTTTCTTTCCCGAGCCAATTGTCTTTCCTCGAATTCAATTTTGGCATCCAATTCATCGGCCCGCTTTTCCATTTCGGTAATGGAATTATTTTCTTCTTGAGTTAAAGCCCGTTTTTCGGTTTCGGCCTTGGCAGAAATGTCCCGAATATCTTTAACGAGTTTACCCAATTCTTGGCGCTTTTCTAAAATTTGTTCAGCAGTCATTTTTATTTCCTCCTTTAAAATTTGCATTAAAAAAGAGCCTTGTGGCTCTATTTGCTTAATGATACTTTCTCAAAATAATCAAGTTTGCGATTTAAAAATCGCGGTTCCCAAATTTGCGGCGGTTCTCTTTGCTCCTCGAAATGTTTTTTGGCTTCCTTAAATATTTCTTCGGTGCTTCTAGCACTTATGCTGGTCGCTTTATATGCCGGAAACATTGTCGGAGAAATTTCGATTAAATCAACTTCTTCAAGTGTTCTAATTGCATTTTCGTCGTCTTCCCAATCCCATTCATCTTTTAATGTGATAAAACCAAACGATACGCCGCGAACAACTTTTGTTTCGACCGCTATAATTGCGTCTTTGCCGGCGTTTGTTTCTATTGGAGTTAATTCAAACCTTAACCCAAGATCATCCTCTTCCAGTTTTAAAGTACCACTTCCAGTACTGCCGATAGGAAGATCGGAATTGTGATTCCATAGCGCCCCTACATCTTTCCCTTCGCCCAAAGAACGAGAAAAGGCACCAGGGGCAATCTTTTCTTGGAATCCCCAAAGTTTTTCGGATAGACTATTGAACCTGGCAGCATAACCAATCAAAGTTTTTTTGCCATCTTCGCCGGCTCTTATTTCAAAATCCTTGAAGTCAAGGTAACGTATTTCCTTCATTTGTTTCATTACCTCCTTTCCCGGTAATTTTTGCCTTCCAAACATCGGCTAACATTTCAACCGGTATCATTGCGCCGTTAGCCATATGGAGATCGCCGCCTTCATAACCATTCATATCCTCCAACTCAAGGACCTGATTTGGCGAAAACACCGCATTTTGTAACATAGTTTGATAAAAGTCCTTTTGGGCTTGCGTATCGCCTCGGAGGAATCCTTTGAGATTATATTTGATGAACCGACGTTTCCGTTCGTTTGGCAAAAGCAAATCCCTCATGATTGTTTGCTCATTATGGACGATATGAGCATTTAAACAGGAGGTTAAATAATCAATTTTCTGTTGCTCGTTGTTGGTAAAAGTTGAACGCTCATAATCTAAAACTTTATAAAGCGGCAAATTAAAGAATCTCGCTATTTCTTGGATTTGAAATTTTCGTGTCTCAACCATTTGGGATTTTTCGGGATCGTTGCTTATCGATTGATACTTGGCCCCGTTTTCCAAAAATAAAACTTTATTGGAATTAATGACACCTGAATATTTTTCATAAAAACTATCTTTGAATCGTTTAAAGGCGTCATCTTTCAACCCTGTCGGGTATTCAACAATTCCACCCATATGAGCACCATTAGAAAAATATCTAGCTCCGAATTCCTCGGCAGCAATAGAAAGGCCCAACGCTTCCCGCGCGACTTCGATAAACTTGACAACTCCATCGGCTTTATTAAATCTCATACCTCGCAAACAATAAATATCTTCCGGGTAATATTTCGCTTGTTTACCGTCCTCATCGGTTACAACATAAAACTTTTCACCAGTTTGTTTATTTTTATACGGCTGAACCGCATTGGTTGGAATATTCCATAACTCAATGATATCTCCGCCACCATTGCGTTTTTTATAGGCATATCCATAACCAGTCAAAAAATAATTAACCCATATCATCTGCCAGAATTCAAATGAGGTTGTTTCTGGATTGGGCAAATGATGAATTAATGCATAAACCGGATGATTGGTATCGTTTTCACTCCCGCGTTCGACGGTTCTTTTTAGATGTAGCGGCAAAGCAGAAAGATCGGATGATATCGTATTGATACAAGCAAAAACAGCGGCCACTTTGATCGCTGTTTCTTCATTTACCTGTATTCCAGTTTTAGAAATCGCTCCGCCAAAGACATTTATTAACCATTGATTAGGGTTTGATATTGGGGTTCCCTCAAATACGGTCGCCCGTTTTTCTAAAATATCATAGAGCCCCATTTAATCATCCCCTTCCGGGCCAAAATACCCATATCAAAAACATTCCACATAGCAACCATGCTAAAGGTTCATAAATTAGCCATAATCCCCGAAAAACCATAAAAAAACCGGCTATTACGCCGGAAATTTGAATTTGTTTGTCATTTATCTTGATTTTTGGTAATTTTATCTTAATTTTTAGCCAATTTAAGGCAATTTTAAGCAATTTTTTCATTAAATTTCCCCCTTTTAGAGTCCTAAAATGCCGCGTTCTTGGTAGACATTGCCAGCCTCGTTCACCATTGCAAGCACATGAGCATTAATCCCGGCAGCAATCGGATCTATTCTCTTGGTCCGATCCTTACCCTTGTCTAACATAATATTCCCGCTCGGTCCCATTCTGGTCACTGCATTACCAACCGCCATGTCTAAAACTGGATTTTTAGGATGAATTGTCTTTCGATTATATGTTTTAGCTCTAAAGTCTTTTGTTGCTTCGCTTAATCCGGTATATGATTGGGTAATCGCGACAGGAGTAAATCCCAATTCTTGCAATTCATGTTCTAACCAAGTAGACATTGCTTGGTCAAATCCAAGTTGTTCTTTAGGCCAGCCATATTTTTCATATTGTTGGCAGATATATTCAAGGACCAAATGGTAATCAACTTCTGCCCCTGGCGTTGCGGTGATATATCCTTCTTTGACCCAAAAATCATAAGGCTCTTTATCGTGTTTCCGTTTGTATTCCAGGGTTTCTTCTGGTATAAACGAATGTGATAATTGAACATAATAATCATCAACCGGTATTTCGAAAAAAACGCTGGTTAAATCAAGCCGAGATGAAAGATCAACCCCGGCAAATACCGTTTTTCCTTGGATATCTGGTATGATTTCAGCTTGACATTTTTTCCATTTTGTAAGCTCCATGTATCCCGATGCGTTGAACTCGACGAATAAATTCATATTCTTTGTCATAAAGTTGCGCATCTTGTCGGGATCTTCGAGAGCCTCTTTTAACTGTCCCTTTAAATATGACATCATTCGCGGCACATGATACATTAACGGATTAGCCTTATACCAATTCTTTGGATTTTTTATATCGTCATCTTTGTCGAGTTCCGCGATATAAATAAAGACTTCCTCGTTTTCGGAAGTCCCAGCCAAAATCTTTTTGCAATATTCATATTCTTTGTGACAAGGACCGTTTAAAATAAATCCGGCAGTTGTAATAATAAGGATTAGTCCTTGTCGTTGCAAACCCATACCAGAAACTAAGACATCCAACATTTCTGTCGTCTTGTGGGCGTGATACTCGTCGATATTCCCTAAATGAGGATTGAACCCATCAATGGTATCCGTATCTTTCCCAAGCGGTCTAATTATCGAATCAGTTTTATCGTGAAATATTTCTAAAGTTGATTCCCGAATCCGAAATCTTTTTTTAAGATCCGGGCTGGCCTTAATCATCTTCTTAGCAAAGTTCCAAACTATTTTGGCCTGATCCTTTTTAGTGGCGGTTGTATAAACTTGCGCCCCTATTTCGTCATCGAATCCGGCCATATAATCACTAATGCCGCCGGATAACTCCGACTTAGTGTTTTTACGGGCCACTTGCACATAAGCCTTTTTAAATCGGCGGTAACCGGTATCCTTGTTAATCCAGCCGAATATTGAACCGACTATAAACTGTTGGAAGTCAACCAGATTTATAGGCTCCCCGGCCACTTCACCTTCAACATGCTTTAGATATGAAAAAAAGCGGAATAACCGCTCCGCTCTTTCTCGCTTGAATATGTAAGGGAAGTTCTTGGTTCCCTGTCGTTTTAAGTCTTTTATATGTCGCTTGCAAGCTAGTTTAACAGCTTCGCAGGCGATGATTTTGCCATCTAAAACTTTTACCGCATATTGGGTAACCGGATCATCCGGCAAAACAAATTTCTTTTTATTTGGCTTTTTTAATTTCGATACCTTGGCAGCCATCACCACCACCACACAATTTAATTATCGAATTCGGCTCCGAATTTATCCTCCGGCTCCTTTGGCTTGTTATTCCTGGCATAACTTGCAATAGCGGCGGGGCTCATATAAAAATCGGCTCCATATTTCTTTAATATTTCTGCCGCCTTTGTCATAACCAAAACATTGGGATTCTGAATTTCTGTAAACCCGTTTTTGGTTTCAATCTCAATAGTTAACCCTCGTTTACTAACATCAAGTGAAGCATTACAAAACATTGCCCAAGCTCGACACAAAACCCCAAAAGTAGGAAATGTAAAATTGTTTAAAAACTTTTTTTCAATAAATTGGGGCTGCAATATATCCCAAAGGTTTTTGGCTTCGGGTTCCTGTAAAACAAAATCAGGGATCAGGATTTGATCTGTCCCAATTTCTAATTGCGATTCTTGACGCTGGGCTAATTCGGCTTTTGAAATATGCCCTTTTTGGTCCTCAACATTTTTGGCTTTTCTTGGCATTTATTACCGCCTTCAAAAATAAATCAGTTTAAAAATATTTGGGGATTCATTTAAAGGACCCTGCACACTCGGTCTGAAACATTTTTCCTGTGAAGATTTGATGCCCCCCACCCCTAGCTGCTCTTTTGTTTCCACTCCTCATATATCTTGTCTGCAACAAACTTTGTAATTAAATCTTTATAAACATTAAGAATAGCCTTGTTTAATTTAGGACATTCAATCATTGCTTTTAATCTCTCGTTCTCTTTCTCTAAATCTCTATAATCACTATATCTAACCCAATCTATTTGATTATCGTCAACATAATGCTCTAATACTTTATCCATCTCTATCTCCTTATTTATTTAATAACCCAATATCTTAGTAATAATTAATAATATAAATAATAAAATAATTAAAATACATTCAGATTTATAATAATACCAAGATATATTAATAACATCTTTAATACTCAATAATATAACCCTCTCTCTTTTAAATACTCAATAGGATTATAATTAATACTCTTATAATACTCTTTCTCTGCTTTAACTAATTGCTGTATACTTCTATGATTTTTCCAGGTATTACACTTGTTACATGCAGGACCTTTGTTGTTCGGGTCTTTGAATAGCGGGTCATTGGGTCCTTCTGGTGGTATTATGTGGTCTGGGCATTCAACAAATTCAGTACATCTTGGGCCTCTTATATAGCAGAATTGGTTCTCTGGCTGTTGTTTAAATGCCTTAGACTCTTTGCTCCATTGATAATTATAGCCTCGTTCAGCCGCCGATCCCCTTCTCTGATCCATCAATCTTTGGTGTTTGGGTTTGCACTTCTCGCAATATCCAGGCTTATCAATTATTGCTTTACAACTACGACATAATGATTTAGGTCTACTAGGTCTACAGGGCATTTCCTTTACTCCTTAATTGCTGTACATCTCACTTCTGTATATCAGGATAATGTGAGTGAATTCGGCGAAGTCAAAAGTGCTTTTCTTTTGACGGAGTTGACAGTAATTAAAAGACCCGCTTTGATCTTTACGATCCGGGTCTTTATCCAGGTTTAAGGCTTGTCCTGGCTGCCAAGTCAGAGCCTTATCGACTCGACTTTCATGGTACCATCATAAACCCGTTTTCCCTAAAAGTCAGTATTTAAAAAGTATTGCTTTTTATTGCTTAAAATAGGTTCAAATTATTGCCATTATTACATTTAAAAAATTTTGAGTATTAAGCAAAGTATTTCTATAAATCTATTGACACGTTAACGTATCAATGGTATTATTATATCAAGAGATACGAAAGCGTATCAAATGAAGGGGGCCGTTAAAATGTTAACTTGCAAAACCTGTGGTAAAGAAATCCCATCGGGAGAATTCGATCAATTTTTTACCCAAGAAGCACTTGAAAACCAATTATGTAATGATTGCTACAACCAAGAAGCACTCAAAAAATATAAGTTAGCCAAAGAAGAATATGATCAACATCCCGATTGGTTTTTATCCCCGCCAGAAAAACCAAGATTACGGAATTAATGAAAGGAGAATGAAAATGAAACTTAATGACCAGATTAATGAATTAAAAACTAGATTTGGCATGGAAACAGAACAAGAAGTAATTAAAGCCTGCGTTGCAACAATATACTTCCATACCGGTGACGAAAAAGGACTAACCAAAGAAGCTGAATGGATGCAAAATTTTCTCAACGATTGCATGAGTCTATATAAAAAATGAAAGCTATTTTAAGAATTGAATTATTTGGCGACAACATAATACAAGAAACGAAAATGCTCGAAAGACTTATAAATGAGGCCGCGCCGGGATTAGGTACAATGACATTTGGCGGTGCGCCCTCTCCTGGCTGGGTTGCTGAAATAACTGGTTTTGACTCGAAATACAAATATGCTCGTTCTTTTTTGGCCTTCAAAAAGGATTATTCCCGCGCTAATTCCAAAGGTTCGCGCGGAATTTTTGCCGAATATATCCTTGAAGAAGGAAAAATTTATGAAGTAAAACAAAAGGAAACATGGACAAAAATAAAAAGATATTTTTGCATTGTTAAAGATTGGCAAATTGTTGAAATAGACGAAATGGAAGTGATCTTATGTCTAAACGAACGCTCTTGGTCAACGTCTACCAAGCCGCAAAGCAACGAATAGAATGGGTATTTGATACATTCGATAAAATCTATGTTAGCTTTAGCGGCGGTAAAGACTCTACCGTCATGCTTCATTTAGTAATGGATGAAGCAATTAAGCGTAATCAAAAAATCGGCGTTTTGCTCTTAGACTTAGAAGGCCAATACAAAATTACCATTGAGCATATTCAACAAATGTTTGACCTTTATAAAGACTATATTGAACCTTATTGGGTCGCCTTGCCTATCGCTCTTAGAAATGCCGTTTCGCAATTTGAACCAAAATGGACCTGCTGGGAACCTGGCAGAGAATGGATTCGCCAACCTCCTGAAATGGCTATTACCGATCAATCATATTTCCCTTTTTACCATTACAATATGGAATTTGAGGAGTTCGTCCCTAAATTCGGCGAATGGTACGGGCAAGGACGATTAACAGCCTGTTTTGTCGGAATCCGCGCCGACGAATCATTAAACCGTTACCGAACCATTGTCAGAGATAAAAATAAATATGAGGATAAACAATATACTACTTGGTGTGGACATGGCGTTTATAACGTCTATCCTATTTATGACTGGAAAACCGAAGATATTTGGGCTTATAACGGCAAATTTAATAAACCATACAATAAACTTTACGACTATATGAGACTGGCTGGTTTATCCATCCACCAAATGCGAATCTGTCAACCGTACGGCGACGATCAGCGAAAAGGTCTTTGGCTTTTCCATATCATTGAGCCAGAAACGTGGGGAAAAGTTGTTTCCCGCGTTAATGGCGCTAATTCCGGTGCTCTGTATGTCCAAGAATCCGGTAATGTTTTAGGTAATATTAAAATCCATAAACCGGATGGCCATACTTGGCAATCGTTCGCTAAATTGCTGCTTTGCAGTATGCCCGAAAAATCAAGAGACCATTTTGAAAACAAAATAGCCGTATTCCTTAAATGGTGGTATGACCGAGGATATTCAAACGGAATCCCCGATGAAGCAGATCCAAAAGATGAAGCCGATAAAAAAATCCCTTCATGGCGGCGAATCTGCAAGGTATTGCTTAAAAATGATTATTGGTGTAAAGGCCTTTCTTTTACAATGACCAAAAGTGAAGCATTTAATAAATATCAAAAAATTATGAGAAGGAGAAAACAAAAATGGCAATCGATAATGCGCTCAATGGGCTTATAAACGAACTGCAACAATTACCAGAGGATAGAAAAATAGCTGCTCTCAATGCAATAAAATTAAAATTACATGAAATAAGCCCTTTTATTAATGAGCCGGTTGACTGTGTGCTTTGGGTTAATGCTGATGAAGTTGAAGCTAACGACTATAACCCCAACAAAGTAGCGCCACCCGAAATGAAATTGCTTCAACATTCCATTCGAGAGGATGGATATACTCAACCAATAGTCGGTTTTTGGGAAGGTGATCATTTTGAAGTAGTTGACGGCTTCCACCGAAACCGAGTTGGTAAAGAATGTGCTGATATTCGGCAACGCTTAAAGGGTTATTTGCCGGTAACAATTATTAATGATGATCGCAAAGACAAATCTGACCGAATCGCCGCCACCATTCGCCATAATCGCGCACGCGGCAAACATATAGTAACCGCTATGAGCGATATTGTAGTTGAATTAAAGCGCCGTAATTGGTCCGATGAAAAAATCGGTAAAGAACTGGGCATGGAACCCGACGAAGTTTTAAGGCTTTGCCAAATTACCGGGCTTGCCGAAATGTTTTCCGACAAAGAATTTTCAATGGCTTGGGAAGGTGACACAATATGATTCCTATCGCCCAGGCTGAACGAGAATATAAATTACCAACCGGAACCATTCGCCGCGATATACACCGTAAACGATTCAAACCAGACGAATACCAAAAATTAGGCCGTGATTGGTTTATAACTCGGGAAGCGATTGAAAAAATTTATATCAAAGCCTCTCAACAATGAGAGGCTTTTTACAATATCACCCCCAGCATAATCCCAATTTTATACTGTGCCTCTTTCTTGTCCCTGAAATATGTATTCCGGTATCCGTAATGCAAACTATCAATCAATTCCTCGTCATTATAGCAATCTTCGGAAAAATATCTGCCCTCAATAATCTTCCGCCCGGCCTTTGAAATGATTCTCAGTCCCGATTCAATCTTATCAACCCTGGTCCTTTTTTCGGCTAATTCATCGAGTATCGTTTTAAGTTGCAAAGCTGTCGACTCGGTAAGATTGCCGGGTCCGGAATAACTTGAAACTTCCGGGACGTGCGTTTCTTTGGTGATATATTGGTAATCTTCCATCAGCTTATTAATCCTCTGCCTATAGGTTTCGTATAGTCGGAGTTCGCCCTCGATATAAATCAGAGCATGTTTCGGTATTTGGTAGTCAGGTTGTTTCATTGGACGCCTCCTGCTTCATCAACTCCGGATTATCATGGATGTTGCCAATGATTTCACTAGCAAAATTTAAGCCATGCCTTCCTAAAAAATATTGATAGTTATCTATACTTGAATGGACACAAAATGCTCCATCTTCAAATATGACAACTTCTTTATCTGGAATAGCGGCACAAGACCAAGTCAACATATCCCCCTCATAAATCTCCTTACCATTGCGATCTTTTAATCCGGTATATTGCCCAACGGTTTCGGGGATAACTTCAAATCCATAAAGCGTACTTGCATAATCTGGAATTATTAAATGTTTCTCTTTATCTGTCCAGCCGTTAAAACAATAATACCCATACACCCACTCGCCATTATCAATCCGTTTGCCCCTAAATTTAATCTCTCTCATTGTTTCCCCTCCATCGTTTCATAACATCCCTTGCAATATTCCCCTTCCATCTCGCCCGGAGCAAACAGCATCCCGCATCTTTCACATTCTTCGTATATCGGTGCTCTCCAGATTGCAACCAAAAGGCCAATTATTGATAGGATTATAGTAATGACTAGAATTATAATGGCCATATTAAACCTCCCTCAAATAATCTTCATTTCATATAGCCCCAGTCTCTTAATTGTTGTAATGCTTCATCGATACCGTTACAAAAACCAACTGCCCATCCTAAATCAGACAATTCGGCTGCCCATAAATATTGTTCATCGGATATTTTACCGCCTTTTTTGCGTTTCATTTCAATGATGGCTCCTTTTAATTTGGGGAATTTCGGCGGTTTGTTGAATATGAAATTGTCCAAAACTCCCTTTTTAACTCCTAGTCGAGCACGTTTTCTTAAATATTGTGCTGAACATTTGATTTCGTTAGGAACATGGAACCAACACAATCCAAGTCTATCCAAGCAGTCAGCTAATGCCCTCTGATCATCTTCCTCTTTCGGTATTATCTTTTTTGGTTGCATCCTCCCTCATCTCCCTCTCAATCTTCCTATATTTCAGCGATCTTAATCCCCAATTACATTGCTTTTTATTGTGATCGATGGTTCTCATTTCTTCCTCCTGTTCGGACATAAAAAACATAAACATTTCGGTTGTTTGCAATATTGGCAGCGGTCAGTCGTTTCGTTTTTCCTGCTTCGCCGTCGCATATGCCATCATCGCCCTAGTAAAAAAATGTCCCAAATGATCGTCTTGCTTATCGCCAGAAATATAAGCCATCCAATGGATCATCATATGGTTATAATGTTCTTCGCTCGGAATCTTTCGCCAATTGTCGCGTTCATACTTTTCGGCACCTTCAGCCAATACCTCAGCTAAACTTAATAAAGCCTCTTTATCGATCAGGTGAAACGCGTAATTTACTTTTGACTGTTTGCCGCCGTTTTCATTGACGACTATCGGTTCATTAGCGCTGACACCTTTTAATTCTGTATTTTGGTATGCGTAATGTGATCCTTTCATTTTAAACCCCTCCCACTCCACATATTCTTAACCTTCATCCGATACGGGTATCTAGTCCCTGTAACTTTGCAATAAATCCAATACAATATTCTCATGGCATATATTCCCCCAACATAAACATTAGTATTATCAAAGCCGCTATTACTGAGATTCCAAAAAGGTAATCAATGGGTTTCATTTGGCGGCCTCCAGGAATTGCTTTATTTTATAAATAATTTTATTAACATCATCCAGATCACATAGGTATTTCTCATCCTCGAGAATATCGGCACAGGATTGTAATTCGAGTGTTACTTCGTCCAATAGTTTGTCCACCTCGATCAATCTCTCTGCCACATATGGGACAAATTCACAGGCCGCTTCGATATATAGGCAATCCTCATCGCTTCCCTCATATGTATCTTCTAGCATGATAAGTGTGTCGCCAAATTGAGAACATTCTGGAACATAAACAGTGCCATCTTTTCTTGTATTAACAGGATTCCATTTCCAATCCCTTTTATCAATCATAAGTTTTTGATATAACTCCATCATCTCTTCCGGTTTTAACATTTTACTACCTCCCCTTTTCTAAGCTTTCTTACTCTAGCACCTGCCGTGATTGCTTCTTTGTTATGGCTTCTATTTGCACACGACAGGCATTTATCTCCGCTATCCGTCTTTTTAATAACTCCGCAAATTACGCAATGTTTCATGATGTGGTTAGACCTCCAAATTTTTCATAAATATCGTCCAAATGGTTTTAGAGCGCCGATCCCCAAATAATGGTTTGTAATCAATCAGCTTTAAGACTTCACCAAGTTTTATTTGCTGTTCGTTCCATTTGAAAACCAGTACGCCGCCCGGCTCTAATACTCGCATACACTCGCTAAAACCTTGCTTGATATCGTCCTTCCATTGCCCCCCCAATTTGCCGTATTTCTTGGCCATCCAAGCATTATCACCGATTTTTTCCAAATGCGGCGGGTCGAATACCGCAAGCTTAAAGCTGTTATCAGGGAATGGAATGTCTTTAAAATCTCCGATAATATCAGGTTTTATTACAAATTTCCGGCCATCACAAAGGGTATCTTCTAATTCCCGGATGTCCATAAATACCGCTTGTGGATGGCTTTTGTTAAACCAAAACATTTTTGCACCGCAGCAGACATCAATTATTGGCTTCAAATTACCCTCCAAATTTTCTAAAGTACAAACACCAACCAAGAATATAAACTCGTCTAATTTGACCCGTTTTGCAACGAATTTCGATATTACAATTTAGGGTCAAGATAAAGTTTCAAATTGCCGATGACGAAATGGGATATTGTTTAATTTCCATGTATGCCTTTATGAATTCCGCCGCAATTTCTGGAACGATTGCATTGCCGTAGCCCCGCAATAGTCCCACTCTTCCCGGTATCCCATCAGCCAACGGGAATGATTCGGGTTCAGAACTAATCCGCCTTTGCTTTCCGTCCCGGCAGGGGATAAGGATTGAGTCTGACCAGAAAGATAGACTTGATCCTCTAGTCTCGATTTGTTGTTTATCGCCCGTTTCGGACTGCCTATATTGCCGTTCTGCGTTACTCTCGGAGTTCCCCAACCTGCCAATCTCGCCACGTCCTGTAAATTCACTTGCCGCCCCGATTTCATCCGGGCTATATTCTTGTTGTCGTCCTGATATGCCCCTTTGATGTTGTTTGTGTTCGGTGTCGGCCACCCAGTACAATCTTTGTCTGATATGCGGCGCGTTGACGCTATGTGCGCCCAATACTGCAGCCCCGCAGGTGTAATCTTCAGTTTCCAAGTCTGCGAATACTCCATCGAGCCAACCCATTCCAATTGCTCTTTCAACCTGTTCCCCAAAGACAACGTCAGGTTTGCACTCTCTAATAAGCCGATAGAATTCGGGCCACAGGTGTCTTGGGTCTTTTTCTCCCTCTCCTTTTCCTGCACTAGAGAATGGTTGGCATGGGCAGCTTCCTGTCCAAACAGGGCGATCTGTTGACCATCCCGCAAGTCTGAGAGCTTCTGACCATCCCCCGATCCCGGCGAATAAATGGCATTGGGTATATCCTTTAAGGTCTGAGATTGTGACATCTTTGATACTCCTTTCATCTACATCACCCGCAGGTATCAGATTGTGTTTTATAAGTTCGCGTAACCATGCCGCGCTTTGGGGATTGTTGTCGTTGTAATAATTCACGCCTCCATCCTCCTCAATATCCCCCTGCACCGGCTAACATGTTTCCTCGCTGCCCACATTGCATTCTTTCGAATCCCTGCATTATGATAAGCTAGGGTTAAAAGAGTTCTACGCCCTGATGCTTCAAAGCACATTTTTAAGTGCTTCCAACTCGCCACCTCGTAATAAATCAATCCTTCCTTACCCGGGAAATAAGCCTCTTTTGTAAACCACATAGCCTGATGCGTTCCGCGCTCTCCAAATATCCCTACCGCATACTGATTAAATTCAGTCTCAGCCGCCGCACTCAACCGGGCAACTTTACCAGGTATTGCAAAGGCTTTTTGTTTGCCTACAAATACACATGCCTGCTGCCGGGTTGCTTTGGGGTTGTATTTCCGCATCTCACGGATTGTTTTATTGATCTCTTCCTGGTCTTGCTGGTATTGGAGATTCTTTTGAATGACGTCGTCTCTCTCCGCTTTTATTTGCTCGAAGGATTCAATTGTAAAAATAGACAACGACAGTATTACTATGAGTTTCAAAAGTTTTAATTTGATTTGAGTGTTAATCATTGGGGTGGACCTCCTTTTAAAGATTTGTATTCTCGCAATATGTAATCATCATGATTTATAACCTTACAAGTTCTTTCCCGGTAATGTGGGCAGGTGGATTTGTCACATTGAAAACAATCTTTCTTAATTGCCTCCCCGCATCGATAACACGGGCATTCAAAAGCGTTTTGACAACCTTCGACATGAATTTTCTGGCGTGGCATTCAAACCACTTCCTTTCATAAATCAATATCTGATTTAACTTCGTTACCCCAGACATCCCAACCATTGGTTATTTTTCTGGCAAACAATTCAACTTTTGGTAAATCTCCACAAAGCTCTATTATTTTATCTCGTACTATGTCCGGCTTTTTCGAATGTTCTTCAATCGGCGTATCAATTATCGATAAAACTCTTGCGCTTTCTCTTTTTGGATTACCTTTCGTTGCAAGCAAACACAATTCGGCATTCGCTCTCGTCCAACGACCCATACCCCAAAACCAGCTGTTAGCTTTTTTATTTTTCTTAACCCAAGTAAAAGCGCATGTTTTATAAGTAAAACCCCATGATTTAATTACATCAAATACTTCATTTAACTTTGGCATTGTCACCCAGATAAACAATAATGCATCATCGTCCGCAATATCATTAACGGGAAGCTTTTTAATGTCTTCAATTTTCATAACTTGATATTTGCAACAAGCGCCCCTGTTCCCTGATAATGCTTTGTCTTTATATTCCCATGCCGGATCGGCATAAATTATTTGGTATTTCTTATTTTGGCCCATTCATTTCCCTCCAATCTTCAATAATTCCATAATCTTTCTAACATCCCCGACAGTTCCGATCCCTTTTCGTTCTAAGTAATCATCAAATTGTCTATTGCCGCGTTTTGCTTCGACGATATCTTCCACCGCATAACATACTTGGTTGAAATCAAAGCATCCGGCCTTTTTAATGGCATCCTTAACCAATTCGATTGCCCGCGGAGGATATTTCTCATAATTTGATGGCTTAATGTTCATTGTTTCACCTACTTAAATATTAATTTTGTTAATTTTCAATATATATGAATATCTATGCGAAACCATCCCTGGTAATGGGGCCGTCCGTGTATTATAAAAGTCTATAGTTGTTTTCTATTCCCTCAATTACTACCAAGTGTCCCTTGCCTCGTTCGAGTATCCGCGATCCTGTCGCTTTGTCGATCCCGATTAATTCTTTTGGTGTCCGTTCGCTGCTAATGGCAGTCGGTAATAAATTGAGATACCGGTAATTTAATACTTCAAACGCTTTTTCAATCTCAAACGCCGTGGGCAATTTGGGTTTGCCTTTGTCTTTGCCTTGATTTTCGATGGTCGGCTTAAAAAGATCATCCCAAACCAAAAACTCTACTTGTTGCATTTCTCTGACCTTCTCCCTCAGCGATTCCTCACCAGCCCGGAGGATGTCTTTCATCTCGTTAATTCCCTCGACGTGCTGAAAATAAAGGGTTTTAACTCGTTCGTTGATTTTTTCATTAGCGACCGCCATGGTTAAATGAGTTTTACCGCTGCCGGGTTCGCCGAGTAATACAAGCCAGTTGTTTTTATCGTTTTTAATTTCGTTAAATCTCCGAGAATAATCCAAGGCGCTTTTAAACATGCTGTGGATAATTGCCGGTCGATCCACCATTGCAAAACTTTCAAACGTCGTAGCGCGAAAGGCGGGAGTGATTTTGCTGCTCTCAAATAATCGCTGTAGTTTCAACCGTTCCCGGCACTCACAGAGGCGAACCGTGCGGCTATCAATCATAATAACTCCCTGATAATTGCATTCCGGGCAGCCTTGCGATTCATCCTTTATACTCAAACTTTCCGAAGTCGATTCCGTCGAGTTCGCTTTGGCCTTCTCGATTATTCGGTTGAGGATTTCCTGAAGTTCGTCCATGATTACCTCCGTTGTTTTCCCACGTCCTAACCGCCGCTTTCCAGTCCTTCATCTTGTTTTTCCCAACCATCCAGCCTTTTGCCTGATAGAAATTAAACCATCGTTCAGGATCTACGCCCTTATTTCGTTCGTTACAATAATCGATAACTTGCTGGAGAGTGGGCGGGGTGAATATATTACTTACAGATTTACTTACATTCTTTTCATTCTTTTCATTCTTATCATTCTTGTTAGTGTTCTTCTGTTGTTCTTCTGTTGTTCTTCTGTTGTTCTTCTGTTGTTCGTTTTGTTGTTCCGTTTCTTGGTACTTATCAAAATTAACTATTGTTATTATTGAGGTTACACGGTTTTTCTGTTGTTCTATTTGATGTTCCATTTTTTCAAGTTCGTTTAAAAAATTTGAAACTTTTTTCCGACTCCACTTCCAACGCTCGGCAAGTCGTTTTTGAGACCATCCAACCTGCCCCCTTTTTACCTCGATTCTTTGCCCCCTCACTCTGATAAATCCATCTTTATGGTTAGCAAGAAGGAGCAGATCAACCCAGGCTTGGCCGCGTGTAAATGGTTCGGATAGCCATAATTCATGGTTGCATAACTGCCGATGTAATTTGATCCACCCTTCCATTGCCATTTAAATGCCCTCGCTTATTCGGTTTTAGTCCCCTATTGTGCCTCCAACAAGCCACCCCGGATTTACTAAGCCCCCAACGCCCGCCAAGCTCGCGATCTGTATATCCTGCCTCGTAATCCGCCATTCTCTGGGCTTCCTCGGCTTCAGTCAAAGGTCTACCTTTACGGGCATTTGATTTAAAAATCCCTTTTCGATACTCATTGATAACTGCCGATACGATCTTTTCTTTGGGCGGGTTTAAGTGTTTAACACTGTCATAAACATTACAAAGCCGGTTTAAAAACTCGTTGAAAAGGATGGTTTCTTGTTGGGTTTTAATCATTTTCACCCCTCCTTTGGCTTTACAAACTCAGCAACACTACATTCCAACACATCACAAGCATCGCGCCCTAATTTACCGCATTTATCACAAAACCCAATTTTTAATAGTTCTTTCATTCGTTGATTCTCTCTCAACAACTCCAGCCCATACTGTTGTTCCATTTCCCCTCCTTCCCTCCCCGCCGGTTAAGACGGGGAGAGGATTGTTTAAAACTATCTACCCCAGGCTTGCTGTTCTTCTTCCCAAACTTTCACGCCCGGGATATTGGTATCCATTTTCAAGGCGTTTACAACCTTGCGAATTTTTACATCGTCCGAAAGTTTATATTCGTCCGGTAGCGCCTTAAAGTCAACGACTTCAAATTTCATAACCTTGCGCACTGATTCGCCCTTTTGTTGTACTATTTGGGGAGTTACAACCGGAACAAAGGCTTGAACTTGGTCAATCTTTTGGATGGTCTCTTCCGCTTTTTCCTCATGTCCCTTGTCGATCTGCTTCTCGGCTAACTTTGCAAGTCGTTCCCGTTCCTTCCGGGCGGCTTCCTCAGCTTCTTTTCGGAGTCTTTCTTGTTCCTCAAAAGCCTTCCGGCGTTCCTCGGCGTCGTATGCGCTGACCGCTTTTTTTAAGGTTGCAACCATCTTTCCGCAGGCATCCCCGACCGGCTTATATAGCTCCATTATTTTCTTTTTAGCTTCATCGATTGGGCGGGTTTGGCTTAATCGCTCGGCTTCTAAATCCTTGGTTAGCTTATTGAGTTCGATTCCGAGATTAACAGCGTTGGACCGTTGGTCGGTGTTTTCGATTTTAATTTCTTGGACTTGTAATTCGTATTGATTAACCTCCGCGACTAAGGCCGCGGCCTTCTCGGATAGGACTAGACTGGTTTTAAATTCCATTATTGATTCCTCCATTTATAGATATTTAAAGCATTAAGGAATATTTGAAAATCCATTTTGTTATCTAACTTGATAAGTCGATATGTTGCATCTTTGTTGAGTTTTAGGGCGTAACGGCGTTTTATATAACCCTTATTAGGTTGAGCATGCCAAGCCTCGACATATGCCGCCAATTGTGGCCCGACTATCTTTGGATCGGCGATGCCGGTTTTGAGGTCGACTAAAACCAAATCGCCGTTTGAAATTCCACAAATCCGATCAAAAGTTCCGGCATATTGATATTTGGGGTGATAAAGTTTCCCCTCGGCAACCAAAGGACAAAAACCGGATTCCTCTTTAAACTTCCGATATGCTTCCAAATAGGGTTTGATTGCCGGGTCCAAGGATTCTTCATCCAAATCCCCAAGGTCATCTAATTCCGTCGCCCTATGTACCGCCGTTCCCAACCCGGCCTTCCATTCCAGAAGGTCCGCCGGAACTCCCGAAAGATCCGGGAGCCCGACAGATTGCAACACTTGGGTAACACTTGGGACAATTACGCCATTGACGCGGTATTCATGCCGCTCGGCGTTAAACTCGATATTCATTTCTTTTTAGCCGCCTGTTGGCAGTTGTAACAAGTTGGGGCCATTCCTTGTTTTTCGCAATATTCCGCCGATTTAGCCGATACTTGACCGCCACAAATTACACAGATTGGGGTGGTTGATTCGGTTGGTTTACCATCTTCGGGCGGAATTACTTCGGCTTCAACTGGTTTGCTCTTCGATTGCGGCATTGTTACCGGTTCCTTCTTGGACTGCTCGTTGCCCATCTCGGCATAACCTTCCGGCATATCCTCGATGTCTTGGGTGAAAATATCGCTCGCTGCCGTAGCTGTTAAGGTTAAATCGATTTGGCTTCGTTTCTTCGCCATCTTTAAAACGGTATTTGCAACATCGGCGATCTCGGTCCGGATTTGTTTTACCTTGTACGGCTCGGTTTTTTTCTTGGTTTCCTTGTCGTAATAACCTTTGTTCCACTTTTCCCGCCGTCGATCTTCCGGGGTGTCGTTCCATTCCTCATCACAAACAGCCTTACGCCATTTGTACTTTTCCTCATTAGAAGAGCACTCCCCAACTCCGGTTCCGATAAGGGTTCCGTCCCGATAATAACCTTTTGTGAGCACCCGGAAACGGGCTTCGTCGGCGGTCGATAAATCCTCAACAACCGGTTCGATTGAAATTTTAAAGGTAGTTAAAAGGATTTCAGATCCGGCTTTATAAAGAGTGGGTTTATCGCATCCCGGAATAGTGCCGTAATGAGTATCTTTTTTCATTACAGCCTTCATTACTTCTTGAACTAAATTAACCTGAGCGCGAATATCTTTAGCCGTTAAAGTCCTTTGCAGTTCATAAGTTTCCATCTCTATTCCCTCCCCTTAATCCTGATTTCAATCTCTACCTGTTCCCCCGGCTTTAACGCGCTTAGTTCAGGGATATAATTAATCGTAGATGGTACTAAATAGTGGATAAACTTGCCGTCGGTGGTCTGCCAAATACACCCGCCGATTCCGCCAGTCCCTTCAAACCTAAACCGATACTTTTTCCAACCAAACATCTCTCCACCTCAATCCACAAAAGATTTATTACAATGCCGACAACTGCTCGGATCGAACCAAGTCCATTTTGTGTATTCCTTGCCGCAGCTAAAGCACTCGGTTTCGACTGGCTCCATCGTGGTTGTATATCCGCATTTAGGACAAACAAACGAGTGATTTTTATAATCTCGCGGTTGCCCACATTTATCGCAAATAAACGGCGTTGGCGAATTATGCATAGCCCCCTCCTTTTAATCCGCCTCTCTCCCGGCCTTGCAGCTAAAATATACGGCTTCCGGTCCGGGAGATCGGCGGGGATCTCCGGCAATTAGCGGGAGACTTTTTGGACATTTTTTAGATATACAATTTGTTCGACTTTATTTCCGCTGTTTCTTGAAATTCCCTTACACATGAGCGCGTAATCGTGATGATAATCAATTACTTCAACCACATCGTTAACTTTAAAAACGTGGTATTGCCCTTCTTCACCTGTAATTTTAACCTTGGAGCCAATGGGATATCGGAGTTTTAAATAAAGCATATTTAATCGGCTAAGCATTTTACTTCCCCTCCTCTCTCAAATACCCATCCTGCATAACGTTTCTTAAAAGTTCATCCGATACTTCCTTAACCGGAATCGGTTTCGGGTTTAAACATTTGGTTTGTTCCTCAAAGTCTTGAATAGTGAACATGTTAGACCTCCTTAACCGTCAATTTAATAGCTCTCTTGCCATCCTTACCCCTGACCAGCTTACCCTTGACCTTATACCCGTCGCCGTCCTCGGTTGCCGAAGTTACATCCATAAAGCAGATACTTTTTACCACGGCGTCTATGGCGTGGAATGGGATTTGGTTGTTAAACATGGTCAACCTCCTTCGGAACCTCAAAATATTCCTGAAACTCCCTGAGTGTTTCCGCTAGCACTTCCGGCGCTTCTTCATAAGTTACGCCGACAACGTCAAGCAATGAGCTGAGATATCTAATTAAGCGGCGTCTCGTTTGCTCAACCATCGTAATCCTCCCTTACTAACTCGCCGTTTTCGGTGAGGCGTAATTTAGCCATTTTCAAAGCAAAGTAAAATCCGTTGTCGTAACCAAAGGTGTAACATGTAACGCCGACAAAAATACATGCGATGATTAAAATTGGTAACATCCTTAAACCTCCTTATTTCTTATAAGCCTTGCAACATTCCGCGCTGCAAAAAGCGTTATTATGGTCGTGGAGCGTACCGCAAACAATACAAGGTCGTTTAGGTCTTTGATATCGCGGGCGATAATCATCAAACCCGTAACTCGTACCCAGCATTGCTGAGATTGCCAAAAGAGACACTAATTTTTGAGTGTTCATCTTGACCTCCTTATTTAATCAGGCGGGCCGGATTCGAACCAGCTGAAAAGATACACGCACTAAGGATATTCCCGCGTCCGGGGACTTGCCGTGTCGATCTCGCGTGTCTCCATCCACGCCGCCGCCTGATGGTTATTGATTTATAGATTCAATAGCTTGTCCGCCACTCTGATCCCATCTTCTAACTGGTTGAACTCCGCCAAATAAGCCGGAATGGTAATCTTTTTAAGATTATTAACTTGACAATAATTGTTAATCCTGGCGGTTAGGTTTGTCCGGTATGCGGTGTTAAAAGATTCTTTAAATTGATTCCAGGCGTTAGAGTAGGTAATTCCGGCTTTGTAAGCCAACTTTTGAACCATTTTAACTAGGCGTTGTTGGGGATCGCCCTCGACGTTTACGGCGTCTAGGGAGTCGATCCGGTGGTTAACGGTTGTCAAGTTTTCCTTGACTGCTGCGATCTCTTTTTGTTGTTCCAGGAGTAGGTCAACCGATTTTTTGAGGATTTCTAATTCTGACATTGGCTGAACCGAATAAGATCCGGTTCTGCGGATTTGAGGAATAACATCGTGAGTAATCCAACGCTTAAAGGCTTTGGCTTCTGGTTTGCGTGATTTTAAAACTAAAGAATAAAGACCGGCCTCCGATACAATTAACATATCTTTGCCGCCGCGCCCCGCTTCGACAAAAGTAACGCTTTTGCCAATTGTATGCGGATTCACTACCCGTTCCATCCCAATGTCGATAATATCTACATTGGGGTTAAATGTTGATACTTCGTCGTTTTCAAGAATCGTTCTTACATCGCTGGTTCTGATTTCCAAAATGTCACAAACATCCTTTGCCACAAACCACGATTCGCCATCCTTAATAACTGTCCTTACCTGACTACCTTGGTAATTAAACACCTTTTGAATCTCGTTCATCTCTTTCCCCTCCTGGTTTTTTAAATCAAGACTAGCTATCAACGCTTCATCAAGTCGCTTCAAGTCCTCCGCATCCAAACAACCCTTTTTAAACCGGAGATAATCCTTGTCGATGGTGAAAATCTGATTGGCCATAATCGTGCAGTTTTCAACCTCTAGGCTGTACTTGGTGGGGTCTATAACCACGTTAACCGGTAGCTCCTTTTTGGGCTTGGACGTGACAGCAGTGACGATTATAGACCGGCTGTGTTTGTTGCCGATGTCATTTTGGATTACAACAACCGGGCGAAGTTTTTCCAGATAACCCTCGCTAACATAGGTTGAGAGGAATATCTCGCCTCGTTGGATTGGATTGTTGAATGCAAAATCAGGGTAGATTTGAGACATTGGGATCACCTCGCTTTAACCTGTGTATTCTTGCCATTTAACCGAGTGGAAAGTAGCTTTCATGTTGACATATCTCGCAAATCTTCTTTGATATGGGTCTTTTTTGTTGTATGGCATTATAAAGATGTCTGTTCCTAAACTTCTAAGCAACTCAACTCTTTTCAAATCTTCTTCCGGTGTGCTGTTAAACCCAATCAGGACATAAAACATTAGGCGATAACTTTTGATCCCGGCTTTGTTTAATGTTTCAATCCCTTTTACAACTTGGCTTTCAAGGTTGATATCATCAAAGGCGAATCGGATAAATCTTTTAAATGGAATCCTGGCTAATACTTGCGCTATTTCCTGGGTTATCAATCTAATATCTAATCCTTGACTAAAATCAACCCTGACCTTTTCTTTAATAACCTGTGAAGCAATCTTTTCTAAGTGTTCCGGTAATGCGGTTATATTGTTATCAAGGAACATGATTTCTTTTTGCCCGTTCCAAAAGTCGTAAATGTCGGCAACTGCCCGGATCTTACCTTCTTTGATGGGAACTATACAAAACGGACACTTCCGAACACATCCTCTAGTAGCAAAGCCCATTGCATAACTACAATCAAATATTGAGTAATCAGGGAACTGGTTTTCGATTTCGGCGGGTAGTTCGCTATGAATGTCATATCCCGATCCGCCCTTGATAATCTCAGTGTTCCTTGGATAAAATCTATAATCAGGTGTAAACTTAAAAATCTTGCTGCTGTAAATTAAATCAGGGTCAAACGGTTCATCAAAAAGGCTGGGGCAAGGATTGTAAATTTGAACCTTATCACCTTGTTTCTTGTGATAGGCTGATATTTTCATTAAAGCTAAATTTGGAATCTTGCTATCAACCGAAACAAGACCGATGTTCATTTCAATCCTCCTTAGTGGGCTTGGGTAGGATTCCGGCCATTTGGCAAATGCGATCTTTGACAATCCTTGGCTCTCTTCCGGCTTTGAAGTAATGTACTCCGATTTGGATTTTCCCAAATGGTGTTTCGTTGAATCGGAACCAATCACGGGCAAGCGCCGGGGAAATATTAAATAATTCTGCAAATTGTGGGACTGTTAAAATTTCCGGGTAGTCTTGGTAGTGACCGCTCATGTCAATCCTCCTTGATTTGTTTCTGATTTAGAACGTATGAAGGCAAAAAAATTTCATCCACTCTTTCACCCAGCGCCTCGGCAATTTTATAAGCGGTTCTTAAACTCGGAACTCTACCGTTTTCGGTTAAAGTGTAAAGACTTCGCGTAATTCCTGCTCTAGTGGCTGTTTTCTCATGGGTCCATCTTCGCACTACGCGGGCATTTTTTAAAGCTTCGTTCATGGTAACACCTCTTTGATATATTGAATTTTGTTACATCCTGTTTACAATTATATGTTCTATTTTAGAACGTGTCAACCCAAAAACTAAAAATAATTGTTGCTTTCGAGAAACATTTATAATATAATTGTTCACAAAGAGAAACATTTTGAAGGGAGGTTTCACACTATGCCAACTTTAGGCGAACAGATAAAAAAACTTCGTACTGATAAAGATTTATCCCAGGATGAACTGGCAAAGATTTTAAACATGAAAAACCGTTCATCAATAGCAAACTGGGAAGCGGATAGAATTTCTCCGGACAATGAAACTATTAAAAATATTGCTGATTATTTTAATGTTTCGATTGATTATCTGATGGGGCGCCCTGTAAGTAGAGAGGGAGACGCCCTTCAATCAGGAGAAAGGGTATATAAAGTAATTGGCAGTTCGGATTTTACAGACGACGAATGGGAGAGAATTAAAAAAGATTTTGAAACCATAGTTGCATTAAGGAAAGCCCAAAGAGAAAAGAAGTGATGATATGCGCGGGTCTAAGACGAAACGCGGGAAAAGCTCCTGGTTATTATCGGTTTACCAAGGGTTAGACGCCGATGGAAAACGGAGATACTACCGGGAAACCTTCAAAGGAACAGAACGGGCCGCCGATAATCGCTTGGCTGAATTAGTCACACAAGAGAATAACAATGATTTAGTAGAGCCTTCAAAATTAACTTTTGGGGCTTATTTAGATTTGTGGTTAGAAAATTATGCAGAATCGGCGGTAAGCACAGGAACCCTCGAAAACTATCGCAGCATGATTAATAAGCATATTAAAAAAGACCCTATCGCGTCAATTAAGATAACTAAATTAGATTCTTTCATGATTCAGAATTATATAGCTAAAAAAATAAAATCCGGGCGCATTGACGGGCGCGGGGATAAGCTATCCCCTAAGTCGGTAAAGGAACAATTAGGGCTAATAAAAAACGCTTTAAGATATGCCTGTATTTGGCGCATACTTAAAGAAAATCCCGCCCAATATGTTCAACCTCCAAAAGTAGTCAAATATCAAGCGCGAGCATTCACGGCTGAAGAAGCACAAAGATTTTTACTTCACGCCGAAAACGATAGATTTTATTTATTGTTTCTTCTTGCTATTTATACCGGTTTAAGACAAGGGGAACTAAGAGGGCTAAGATGGGAAGATGTTAATCTGGATAACCATACTATAGCGGTAAAACAAACGATTAGAAAATCGGGAACCAAAGCAATATTCAAAGACCCCAAAACCCCTGGTTCTTATGCAATGGTAACTTTTGAACCGGCCTTTGTTGAATTGTTAAAGGAACACCATAAACAACAAATGAAGGAGCGGTTGGAATACGGTCCAGGTTATGAAGATAATAATCTGATTTTTTGTTCTTATAATGGTCGTCCGATTGATTTAAAACGGCTCAATGTTCACTTTAAAAACATAATAACCGCCGCCGAAGTGCCGATCATCCGTTTTCATGATCTCCGACATAGTTGCGCTACAATTCTATTAGAAAACGGAGTTGACAGTAAGCTAATTCAACAGCGTTTAAGACATTCAGATATTAGGACTACATTAAACACTTATACCCACGTTATGCCTAAAATGCAAAGAGCGGTCGATCAAACCATGTCAAACGCACTAAATATAAGCCCTTCTAAATTTGATACACAAAATTATACACAAAAAAGAAAATCGACACTTAATAAGTGTCGCTACTAAAGGGATTATAAATGGTGCGCCCGACAGGAATCGAATTAGATTACCGGTCGGGTTTTAACGTTTTTAAAAGTGATTAAAAACCAATAACTCCTGCTAAAATCACGATTAAGCGAATTAAAAATCATTACAAGTTATTAAAAATCACCAAACGAGATACACAATTGATACACAACTTTTTAAGGTGGTGGTAGGATGTAATTTAAAAGTTCGGACAGCCAGATAAAATAAAACGGAAGTCTTAGCTGCCAGGCCCGACTTCCACTTTCAAAGGGATTATATGCATATTTCAGACATTTCTATAATAGCATATAATACCCTCTATGTCAACATTATCTTTTTTAAATTATGGTAATGGAGGGAATTATTATGAATATCGTTTATCTAAATACTATGCCTCGAAATAAATATATTGTATTGTCAGATGGAATAGACCAAGTTATACTTATAGGGATTAAAACAAGTCGAAAAGTTATAAAACGTTTAATTAAAAGATATGTTACAATTAATTAAGAGGTGATGAAATGTTAGTTCAAAAAGGGGAATATACAAACATACAGATTAATAATAATGGCAAAATTTCCGGACCTAAAAAAGCGTTCGTTTTGTCAGTACAGATACTTTATGGGTGTAAATGCGGAAAAATATTTTTAATTACAAACATCTTTCCAAGCTTAGAAAACAAAGTTCAATATTGTCCTTACTGTGGTTCGTCTGAAAAAATACTCGTTTTGGATACACTAGATTTAACAATACCGGAAGAAGTAGCCCAACAAATGGCCAAAAATTTAAGCCAAGAATTATAAAATATGCCCCGGTTTAAGCCGGGGCCTTTATTATTTTAAAATCTTGATTCTCGATTTGGTCAATGAAAGTAGGGATTAAGTTCTTGTTGATTCCGATGTATAAACTTTCCTCATCTGATCGATAAATTGCTTTAGTTGGTTCTGGGAGACCCATGAAGAAAATCTCCAATCTTTGTTCTAACCTTTTCATTTACTGACCTCCTCGGTATATAGATTAAAATATCGAACACCAGTTCGATACTTTTATTATATCAGAAAATTTATTATCTTCAACCTTGATTTTTGTAAAATTGTGTCTGTTAATTACCTGGTATACAACATATTGATCTGGAAAATTATAAAAAAATAACCCCGTTAGCTACGGGGTTAGTCATCTACCGGCCTAATGAATACTCCGGCGTTGTAATAAGGTTCTTCCCTTGGTTTGTAGTCGGGGCAACTGGTTATTTTGGCTCCCATCTTTTGCATATCTCGTTTAAAACGACACCAAAATATAAACTTACAATTATCACAATTCATTCCCCGCCCTCGCTTTCGAGCTTTTTGAGAAAATCCTTTGCCCTATTCTTTTCTTCCCAACCACTGGGATCGTCACAATAAAAAATTATATCTTCTAAAATATCCTTTGCCTCCTCCACCAGCCCAAGCAAATAGGCGCGGTCTTTGTGAGCCTCTCGGGTATCCCCAAAAGCCGAATAAAATTGATCAATGGTTTTTTCAAGTCGTTCGTGACGCGTCCTTACCTCTTTCAATGACATGTTCATTCTCCTTTCGGCGGTTCTGGTAATGGCATCCAATATTTAGCGCGATATTCATCATCGCCAAATGAAAATATATCATTGTCTCCTGTATATTGAGCCTCCATTACTTGACCGTACTGATTAACAATTAAAACAATATCCATGTATTCAGGAAGCTTTTCTGCGGGATTAATCCATTTCATTTGAGTTTCTCCGTTCAAAAACTTCGATTTTGTATTTAGTTGGAAAATCTCTTTTGGCTACTTTTAAAGCTTCCTCTTCGTTGATTGCCAAAACGCGCCCACAAAGTGTTCCTTTTATATATGCATCCCAGTGTTTCATTCAAAACCCCCTCCATTCATTACCGGATTGGTTAGGCTTTATAATGCTCTTCTATAGTTTCAAGATCGTCTTTATCTACCCCGGCCTTCTGACATATATTCAAATTCCCAAGATAACTGTTAAAAATTTTATCTGTAGCAGTGTTTTTACCGCTGTAACTCAGCATATATGCCAATATGCAAGCAACGCCACAAATCCGGCCCTTGTCAAATTGTTTCATGCAGCTCACATTCCTTTTCGAAATAAGTTATCCAGGCGGATATGTTGTCTTGATTAAAATCCCCATCGGTATTATTCGCGAGATATTCTTTTACCCAATAAGGATTTATGGTCGGGACGGCCTTTTTAATCCGGTTAACCATTTGTCTAAGTGTTAATGTATTTTTCATCCCGATTCCCTCCCCCTTTGCTGCCCGTTGGTGCGGGCTAGGCTAAACTTGTGCCGCATCTATGGCAATTGGTTGGCGGCTGATTCTTTATGGCAAATCCATTCTCATATCGATATAAATCATAAGGATTAAACGAATGGCATTCTGGACAAACCGGGCAGCCCAATCCAATATCGGTCATGGTGGTCTGCCGGAATTGCCCGGTTGATTGCCGCATCATTATTCTGCCGTTTGATGCTTTGTAAGGTCTTGCCATCCCCAATCCCTCCTTCATTTATTGGAAACCGGATCGGCTCCGGTTAGGCTTGAAACCAAGTACGACAAAGAGTTACATGTTTTCCAAAACGCCTAGTACCAAGCGAAAGAATTAACAATAAAGTCCCTAAAAATTTTGATACTTTTTTACTTTTAATTCCGAACCCCTTAACCCAGTAATCCAACGTGTAATAAAACATTCTTACCGCCTCCATTTCTTTCTTACATCTTAATTGTAGCATATGTCTCATTTATTGTAAAGAGATATTTTCAATATTTACAAAAAATCCTACAAGTGCTATAATTATGTTGAGGTGATAGGATTGGATGAATTAATACATTTAAACGATGCGGTTATAGAATTGGAGGTTGATCGCTCAACTCTTTATCGTTGGTCTAAGGATGGAAAACTGCCTATTTACAAGAAGTCTGGGAAGTCATATGTTAAGAAGGAAGATTTAGAGCAAGTTAAAAAAGAATTTACGGAGTTGAAGCCGATACACGGGAGGGAAAAGTAAAATGAATAACTGGGAAGAATTGAAACGGTGGGTTGTTGATTCGATTGAATATCTTGATCAATTAGCAAGAACAGCCGAAAACGATATTGAACATCGCAGATTAAATGTTAAGAAAAATGAATTTCAAAATTTCCATATTAAAATGGTAGAAATCGAGAAAACAAATCCTGAATGCGGATTGAAGAAATAAGGGAGGGAAAGATAAATATGATCGAATGCTCTTTTTGTAAATGCCTTTTGGCGGAACTCGATATGGAAACCACTATAAAAATTTGCAAGGCTAAAACTGAATATCCATATCCCGATATTAATTTTTTAATTGGCTTGTGCCGACCTGGACCAATGGAAATAGTGGATAATGATGAACTAATAAAAGCCGGTATCATTAAAGCATCTTGGAAAAAATTTATTTTGGATCTTGGTCACGAATTTAAAATAGACAAGTTTTTAAAATGGTTAGAAGGTTTGTTGAGAAAATCCTGAATCGGAGGGGTAATTGTGAATAAGCCTATATTTTGTGGCATGAATATGATTTATAAATGTGTTTTAGGCGATTTAACAGGAAAGGATTTATTTAGAAATCCCATGATATACGCAATAGGAGAAGCAACCACTAATAACGGAACTAAAGTGATGATTTTTGTTGATTTTCGAAATGGGAAAAAGCCAAAATATTTAACTCGTTACTTGTGCAATCGTGAAGTTAATTTCAAAGATGAAGACGGCAAGTTTCTTGACGAAATAGAACACTTTCATAAAACCGCAGAAGAAGCAGAAATATGCATGAAGAAGGAGCAGTGAAGATGCATCAATTTATTCAAGATATGATCCATTTAACCGAGGGAGAAAAGTTAATAAAATATTGGTGGTTATGGGTCCTAGTTATTATAATTGGTTTTATCGTTTGTTATTTTGTAAGTAAAAAATAACCCGGCAGGAATAACCTACCGGGCTTTTTCATAATGCCAACACTACAATTATAATCCCCTCAATTACGGCCGTAATTTTGAGGGCTTTATTTTGCCTTTGACATCCCTCTAATTTTTGCCTCAAGCCTTCCAAGCCTATCCGAATCTGTTTCTTCTCCTGCCTCAATTCCTGCAATGATATCTCCCTGCTGTTGAGCGAGATCTCTAAGTCTGTTATTTTCTGCGCGGAGATCGCTAATTGTGCCTCGATCTGCTTGTTGACTTGCTTCAAGGCTTCGTATTGTGTCTGCCTGTTTGCCAAGCTCAGTTTTAATTCGGTTATAATCTGCAGGGATTCGGCCCGATCCGTTTCGGTCATAAGATATTCCGCACCAAAAGCCAGCGGCGAAGATAATAAGAGCAACAAGGATACTAAGAGCAAAATTAGAAAGTTTTTGCACACAAGATCACATCCTTAAAAATAATTTGAAAAATGTATTGCGTTTATATTTGATTCGTGCTATACTTTAATCAAGATAAAGGTTAGCCCACCGAACGGGCAGAAGGAGAATAAAAATGAAAATTAAATTTTCTGAACTTGAAAAAATGAATTATGAAGATGGAGTGAAAATATTATTAACTGCCGGTTATATTCCTAATGGCCCAGCGGTAGACTACAAAGATGGAATTAACATTAATGATGAATATTACAGCCTTTTTGATGAAATTACTGGTGATGAAGTTCATTGTGTTTCATATGTTACTTATACTAAAGACAATCCAAATGACGAACCCATTCTTGTAGACAAAGAAAAATGGCACTGGAGTGAAATTCAATAAATGGATTATCAACCATCAATCACAACCAAAGAAAACGGCGAACGAATTTTTACGATAGCACCCATTTCCGAAAAACGACACGGTGGCCCTGGCAGAGGTCAAGGTCGCCATACTAAACCAGGTGGACCAATGCCAAACCGAACAATACGAATGACCGATGAAGAATATATTAAAGTCAAACAATTTTTAAAGGACTTAAGAACCTCTCAGAAATGAGGGGCTTATTATTTCCCCTTCTTAAAGTCAATCCACTTGGAGAATACATTCCCACCGATAAATATCAATCCAAATATAAGCCATACCTCGGCGGGTATTTTCCCAAACCACACCAGGACACAAGCAATAATATAAGCGATAAATTTACGCCAACCGATTAACATTTGACCCCCTCCAATCTCTTTTTAACTCTCGCCCTTAGGTCATCCATAGGAAACTGAGTTCCCGGGCAGGTTTTATAAGGAGCATATTGATTATGGGTAACGATTCTTTGTTCGGATAAATGATATTTAGCACAGAGATCAGAAACTAGGATTACTAATAAATCCATGGCTTCTTTGGGTGGCGGCGCTAAATCGTAATCGCCAACAACACAGATCCCCAAACTTTTATTATTCATTCCGGCCTCTTTACAATGTGCCCCTTGTGCCCACTCTGGCCGACCGATTTGGATCTGGTATTCTTTGCCGGCAAGTTCGATTCCGTAGTGATATCCAATATCAATCCATCCATTACTTTCGATATGATATTTTCTGATTGCATTCCAATCTACCACTTGACCGTCTTTAGTAAGCGAATGATGGATAACAATATATTGAATTTGGGATTTGCGCTTGGCATATTGAATCATATAATACCTTCCTCTCCAAGTCTGGCTAACAACCATTGAAAGAAATTTTCCCGGGATAATTCATCTGTTAACGCTTTTCTAATATTAATATCCTCGCTTATTTCAGTGTGGGCAATATCGCCATTTGGCAGATGCCCAGCGATAACCAAAGAAGTTAATTTGCCTTCCTTGGCGATACGAAGATATTCTTCTAATGTTTCAACTATAATCTCTTGCTGGGGATTTATAAACTTAGGCATTATATCACCTCTTATAATCATTCTCTAAAGGTTTATATAGCTGAATGAATTCATTTTTAAATCTGGTAATAGTTCCTTCTCCATCAACGTGAACCTCAATAATAAAACCGCCAACCATGGCGGCTATTCTTTGAGATTTCATAAAGGGAGTTTGAGCTTCGACAGTTCCCATTTCTATTCCATGAACATTACGATATGGAATATATAATCCTTTATGGTGATGACCGTTTAATAGTATATTAGGCTTATCTCCCCCGCTCATGGAATCAATATATTTTTGAATTGAATAACTGATTGCATAAGACGAGCCATCACCGGGATGATTAATTTCCATAACACAATTAGGAGTCAAATCTACTTTGGCGTTGTTGTAACCCAAATAAATCATATCGTTTCTGCTTAAAGCAATCCTTTTGCCTATATCGGTTCCACCATTCATGATATGGGTGTAATCGTGATTACCAGTTATAAACTTGGTAACAATTCCTTTTCTCTTTGGGTAAACGTCGATAACATATTCCGCCTGCTCATCTGCCCCAATTTTAAACAATTCATAAATATGGCCGGGCCTGCTTTTATAAAAACCGTCCGTTATATCTCCGCCATGATAAACCGTGACAATACCTTCCTGTTCAAAAACATCATAAAGATGGTTTAAAAAAGTAAGCTGCTGCCATTTATTCCCCAAATGAGTGCAACAAACTGCCCCAAATTTAATAACTGTATCGCCGTTCCAATCCTCTGAATGCCGGTTAAATTGTGGAGCCAGATCTTTGGCAAGTTTTATTTTTTCCTCAAACTCTTTAAATAAAAAACCCCTTTCGGATAAATCCTCCAGGGATGCTCTTAATACTCTTTCGCTTATTTTTAATTGTTCGCATAAATCTTTAATAGGCCGTTCTTTTTGCAGTTCTTTTAATATTTGATCGGATAACCCAGTAATAGGAGTCTTTTTTCTTTCCTCGCAAAATCTATTTTTAATTGTTTGTTCAGCAATACCAAGTTGTTTGCCTATTTCAGAATATGTTAAGTTGGGATCTTGGATTTTTAATTGTTTGGCCTTTTCAAACCAATCGCTCATTAATTTCCTCCTAAAATAATTTTGCAAAAACCCTTGCTATAATAAGCAAAATGACCGCCCAAGCAGCGCCCCCGGCAGTCATTAAAACAGCGTTATTTCTTTCCACGGCCCTTAATCTTCCGTCAAGCTTTCCGTTTGCCTCAAAATAACCCTTTATCAAATCGGTCAATGTATCTAATTTTGTCTCAACTCTTGCCAGTCTCTCCCCTTCTTTACCAGTCAAAATAATCACCTGCCCTCTAAAGTATTTTCAGGCGTTGCCGATAATAGTAACGCCTACAAGTTATATTTGTAGGTATTAGGATACTAAAAACAACCCATCCTAGTTATGGGTAACCCCTCCGCTTGACCTGTTATAGCAGGTGGAGGGGGTTTAGTTTACCAACTACTTGATAGTGCAGCACGATAATAACCAGCAGTATATAAATTACCTCTATACACTTGTACTAGGTCTAAAAAGCCAAATTTAAGTGTATTGCGCGTGTTAATAACTGTATTGTCCTTATTATAATGACCGGTTATCTGCCCTGTTGTGGGTTGAGTATAAACATCATGAGCGTAACTGGCATCAGATCCAGCGGCGTCCAATGAAAACGAAAAAGAGGAAGCAATGCCAAGATTAGGTATAGGAATACCAATATTATGATTTAGAGTATAACTGCCATTTGCAGCAACTGGCGTCCATGAGCTAATATATCTGCGTTTTAAAGCATAAGTAATTACTGATGTTACTGCACTTGCTCCGGTTACTGCTTCGCCTACAAAAACCCGCTGTTTGATTTCCCATGCCGACCCAGTATATCGTTTCATATAAAAGCTATTAAGATCAAACCAATGCTGATCTGTTGACGGCGAACTGGGCGGTAACGTTGCATAAGTTGGCGCTAAAGTGCTAAAGCCATAAGTTAAACCACCGGTTGATATGTTACGGTCAATGTATAAAAAGCAAGTAGTATTAGGTGTTAAACTTGTCCAGGCTGAAGATATATCAGTTGTTATGGATTTAATATAATCTACTTGACCAAAAAGGTTATCAGAGTTATAGGCGAAAGTGATGACTATAGGAGTGGCTGCGCCTAATATTTTGACTGCTAATATTCCGGTTTCTTGTTGGAGAAAGGCAGCTTTGCCGTCGCCGTCGACTCCTCCGTTGAGAACCGTCTGCCTAATCGGCACATGCACCCGGCCTAGATTTGCTAAAACATTTAATTCGGCGTTAGTTCCGGCTTGATTAGTTGATGTTAAATCTCCCGTTGGAGTGGTTTTAATTGACGCCGCCCTGATCTGTCCGCCATTACCTGGCGTTAACGGATCATGGTCATGCCCAACCGGTACATCGTCGATTTCGTCAGAACTCATTTGCCCATTTAATATATTAACTTGTTGTTCTTTATTCATCCCTGTTGTGACCCATTGATTATCATACCTGTTGCCACTCATGTATTACACCTCCAAATTTTGAACATAAAAATACCGCCAGGGGTTAGTTGGCGGTTAGTTGTTTTAAATATTTATCTGATAGCACTTGTTTAACTTCTTGATAATTCATGCCGATTCCGATTAAGCCCTTTGTAGCCGCTTCTAATTTAGCGATCTCCTGTTTTTGAAACTCATTAAGATAAGGTCGGAGATTTGTTCCGGGTGGCAGCCCCATTGCTTCCCTTAACTTTTTGGCATCCATACCGGTTAGCATTCGGTAAAATAGATTTGTAAAGTTTTCATAGCCGTGACCATGCATTTGTTCATTTAAGCCAGAATCCCGCAGAGCATCAGTTAATTCTCGGCGAACTATTTTTGTTGCAAGTTCTTTTATATTCCCTGTCCTAATATTTTCAATTACATCCCAAGCCCAATCAATAAAAGAATCCGCCTTGGGTTGCTGTGACCAACGGCAAATTTCATACAAACCCTTAAACATGTAAAGATATGTTTTTTGTTTTCCTCCAGAGGGTAGCGCAATCTGCACTACCCTGGAAAATTTATCGAGCCTTTCTTGATGCCTGAGATGAATATCCTTGATTGCATCATTTGGATTTCGATATTCTAACGCCTCTCCTATTTGGTTTCTAGTTAACCAAATATCTCCATTACCGTCTCGATAAAAATCACAATGTACTTTTCCGAACACTTCAGTTCTAATCAACATTAATTCATTCATTTCTTTTTACCTATCCTTTTCTATTATTTTTTTATAAAAGAAAAAGATAGGGGGTCGGTAGTTATCCGGCAAGCCTATCTTAAATTTGGGCATAAAAAACCGCCCAAGCTGGACGGTTAAAGTTAATTTTGAATTGGTCGAAAACTATATAAAATAAAAGAAAGAAGGGATAAAATTGTTTGGAATCGATATTGATAAAATAATGAAAGAAGAAATTATTAAACCCGAACTAAAGAAAATAGAAAAAGAATGGGAGGAAGAAAAGGGAAATTTTCCTCCTGATCAGCAAAATTTTGTCTTAATATCTAAACTTATAGGCTTTATAATAATGTTTAATGCCGAATTGATTAAAGAAAACAACAATCAAATTAAAAATTATTTGATAGAACATGGTATTCTCAATAAAGAAAGCTAAAACTTATTGCTCTATAACGCTTTTAATTGCATCTCTAATTCCATTCTGGTTTGAATTGATTGCTCGTATAACGGTCTCGATAATTATTTTTTGATTGTCGAGCCTTTTCTTTTTCTTAAATAAATCAAACATCTGTTTCCCTCCTAATTTTAAGCATTAAAAAAGACCCTTGCGGGTCTCATTTAAAGCTTGTAGTATTGGTGTATTCCCAGATTGTGCTGGAGCCGATTTTAACCATTTTAATGTAACCTCCGCCAGCTGCTTCTGCTACGAATATTTGTGGTTGCGGGCATTCCGGACCCTCTAAAGCTTGATCTTCTGAGCCGCTCACAAATCCAGATGTATTAACAGTTTTTATTGCTTTTAGTTTTTCTTTCCAGGTAAAACCGTCACAAATACCATCAGGGACAGCATATGAACGCTTATTTAAACGAACATAATAAGGGCTACTCGAAGTATCCCCATAAATTGTACTGTTGACATCGGTATATGGAATCTGTGTTCTAGTAACTACATTTAATCCCGTATTCAGACTGCCAAACGAGTTATAAACATAAATATCAACCTCTTTTGTCTGCCCATTCGCCGATGCGATCAACTTGCCCCTACCACCCGGTGAATTTCCAGTCAATTGAAACTGCGAGCCGCCGCCCGCGATATCGTTTGGGCTTTCCATATTGAAGCAATCATCGGCAGAAGTATCTTTTGCAAACGCTACCGGAATATTCATTTTATTGCCGTTATTATCATAGTAATAAGCCTGTATCGTTGGTATGACACTTTCTGAGTAGTTTCCTACAAATACCACATATTCACTGCCGATCTCGCTCAACGAATCGGCAAACACTAATCCAGACTTGTTTAAATTACTTGGCATAATATAAGCCGTCCCTCCTGTCACTTCATAAAGTTTTAATGTGTTCCGCGGAGCGTCTGGGGGCGGATTGTTGCCGCCACCTCCACCGCATCCTGGAAATGCCATAATTGACATAATTATTAAAACAGAAATAGTTACTATGTATAATTTTTTCATCGTTAATCGTCTCCTTTATTTAATTTCCTATTTACATTTTATCACCACTTTCCATTTTTGTCATTAATAGCCCCAAATCTCAATGAATTTAATTATTCCAGCTATCGCATTGCCAGAATAATCATAAATAAATATATCGCAGCCATCGCGCTCTTCATTAACCATTTGTGGCGGCATTTCTAACCCAGTTAAATCAGTTGTTCGCAATGCGCTTGCTGTGGGCGGGAAATAATACCGGTTGCGGTAAGTGATATGTAGACCTTCGACCGGCACGCTAAGATTAGTGCGAATTTCTGATCTTTCCGGTACATCCACCTCGATTGTGGCCGCAGAAATTGCAACATTTGTTATGCCATCGAGTGATACCGGTATAATCTTGGGTTCGATTCTGCGCCCGGTGAATTGCTTCTCCGAAGCGTCTTTCCAAACTGTCCATTGATCGCCGTCGGCCCTCGTTCGATAATAGATGTCAACCCGATTATTCAGTCCCTGATTATATGTGATCGTTGGATTTAAAAATGTTGTCATCATATATTGGGCTTCAACCTTATCGGTATTTGTAGTCGCAAAGAAATCCAGCAAATCATCGTAATCATCGCTTACTATCACTGATTTTAAATGCATCTCTCCCCACGGATCAATGTAATAACATTCGGATTGCAATACATATTCACCTAAATCAATGATAGGCAAGGTTAATTGTGGATTATCGGCCATTGTTATTCCGGAATCGGCAAACATATCTAAGATGTCGTCATAATCATCAATGACCTCTTTGCTGTTGATTTTCCACTCGCGCCATGGGCTAAAATACATATTTTGAGCGACCCAAGTGGTTATATCAGGGCTTTCCTGCCAAATAAAGTTTTTAGGAATTGTGCCAAATACTTCTATATCACGTCTGGCGGCATTAGCAGAAAACAGGTCTGAATTATCATATGCTCTGGCCCAAAATGTTAAATTTCCGGTTCTTGGAGCTTCTTTAGTTCCGACGCCTTCGTTACTATCGATTTTTAAAAATACTTCACTATTATCAATAGTCGGTCCTAATCTGATTTCATAATAAGCAATATCGGGATCGGGCACTAACGTAACCACAAACTTTAATTCAGACCCGCTTTGTGTAATTGATAAACTTTCAACATCACTAGGCGGTATATCTTTGCCTATAATTGTAACGCCTTCCGAAACAACCCCTTTCGAGTTTAGCATCCCTTTGCGAACGATTATTTTTACTTTGTATGTTGCTCCGACTCTTACGTTATCTATATATGTATAAGGCATAGGGGTTGTCTCATAATATTCCCAACTGGTGCCGTTATCGATTGAAAAATAGACTAGATATGCATCTGCTCGTTTCCCTATTGGTATATTCCACGAACAATTAAGCCTGGAAACCCTAGTTCCGTCTTTTTGGGATTTAAAAGTTTCTTCTTTTATTTTCAATGCGGCCACTTCAAAAATCGGTTCCAAATAACTATATTCAATATCCGGAATATCAGTTGCTTCAGTATAGAGCGCGTCAATGTATTCCAAACCGGATATTGTATATTGCATGTCTTGCGTTCTTTGGATGCTGCCGATCTTAAAAGGTTTGCTATGCTTATTGACTTCGCCGAGATTAAATTTATCATCTGCGTGTGGCATAGTCCAAGCATAGCGGACGGTGAAATCATCATCAATGACTGGGTTATCCGTGACTTCGACCGTTATTTTACCGGCAGCCGGGTCATTGGTTATATTGGCGATTGTCGCGCAGTAATCAATAGTGCTATAAATCAACTGTATTATTTGACCAACCGTATAAAATTCCGCCAACTCATTCGAGGTCTTAAAATGAGTCGCATCAACAAAAACCGCACTAGTATCAATATCATTATTAAATGGTTCGGTTAAAGTAATGACGGTCCCGGTTTCATCGACACTTTGAATATTTTTGTAAATATGTGTATCATTATTTAACCATATTAATATTTGATACTGTTTAGCCGGATCATAATAAACCTCACCCTGAATATCTGTTAAGATGGATTGATCTAAAGTAATGGTGTTTTCAGTAGCAGATATTATTCTGCCGCCTCTTCCAAAGGCCGGAACATCATGCTGCAGCATAACTACTTGCCCGATACTGGATTGTATAGCCTCAACATTCGCCTGCCAGGAACCGGTACAAACCAGATATTGATTTAATCTCAGTCTATATTTTGCTTCTCGCCAAGCTTGGGCATAGCTTGTACAGCCATTCCAAGTAACCTGCGTGATATTTTCTAATGATGCACTTTCATCTAGATTGTCGGCAGGCACTAATATTGTTGTCTGTTCGAAATCATTATTCCGATCCCTGAACGTTACTTCAATAGCCGTGGACCGATCTGACACATCAATAAACTGCTCCGAAAAGCTGTCTAAGATAATATTGCTCATGTTGTATACTTGATCGGGAATAATATTGCCATCATCGTCTTTATCTGCCGGGCCGTCGAAAACACAGCCATATTTCGAGGCGCGGGATAATACCATGCCCCGGCCTAAATCGCAAACCGTTTTAAGCGCTTCTTCAAGCTTTTGCTTGACGTCAAAGATTATGTTAATTTCAAGCTCACGCTCAGTACAAAACGCCGCCCAGTTGGCAAACTCTTGATAATTAATCCGACTGGTAGGTACACCGCGAACAGCGAATTGCCAAGCGCCAGTATGAATGTTTTGCAAATAATAAGCCCTATGCAGCATCCAATAGCAAGCCCACGCAGGATTATTCGCGGGCTTTGGCTGGTATTGGTTTGCGTCGGGATTCCACACCCAGACATAAGATCTGATCAGCTCAAATGTAACCGTAAAACTGCCACTTAATTGATCGCTGGCAAGAGCTTTGATGCCAAGCAAAATTTTATTAGGCCGGACAAAATCATCATAAGTAATCGCTGCCAACGAGGTCCAATATACTTCATAGATGGCGCGGGAACTAGTGCCATCTACATACGTAGTGGTTGTATATGACGTTGAACCTTGCCATGTTGTTGTGATTACTTTTCGACCCTGGAATATGGTAGTACAGCGAACGTTGTATGTCCCTTCGGGAATATTATCAATTCGCCGCGTCACCCAAAAGGCTTTTGTATAATCGCGTTCTATTTCATAGACTTCCCATGTTAACCAAGTGCTAGATGATTCGAGTTTATATTCGATCAGGATTTTTTCCAGCAATGGTTCATGATCGCCGTCGCTATGTATATTGCTTAACCCGCCCGGCCAGTATAAGACAATGCGCAAGCCGTTTCCATTAGTTGATGTCGTATCAACTCTGGCAACGTTTTTGTCTAGCAGATACGATATTTGTTTTTCAGTGATTGTGTCGCCAAAATTAGGGATTACACTTTGATTATTTAGTCCTGCTCGTTTATAAACAGTAACGCCGCTATAATTGGATATTGCATTGCCATCAATTTTGATATTAGTTATACCGGTACAGTTATTATCTTCGCCATTGCCGATATAATCACAAGGGCCTTCCCCGGCTTCAATCAAGAGGTTCATATATTGGTTTTCACCGTCGTAATCGATATATGATGATACGATTTGGCCGGCTGTTTTGACACGCCCAAAAGTTACCGGGATAGGTTGATTATTCCCCCAAAGCGCTCTGATACCATCCCAGCCATATGTAGGGGAGGTTTCGACGTCATCCTTTTTAGGCGCAGTCCACTTGGGGATAAGATACCCGCCGACATACATTGCCCCGACATATGCCGCCCAACCCCAAAAATTCCAGGTAGTGGCGGCGGCGGTCGCAACACCGGCGGCCCCGGTCATATTGCTTGCCCAACCCGCAAATTCTGGAGCGTA